ATCGGTACATATTGCACAGTATCTATCGTCACTGCATCGTCTGTCAAAATTTTAGTGAACCCTGCATGTGTGAAATTGTAGGTAGCATAATCCACTGAAAGCAATCCGGCAGTGAAAGACATCCAAGAATCCTCTACCCTTTCAACCGTGGGCATATTTGCATGTTGCACAGTATTAACCTCCATTATCAATTTAGAGGGTTCTCCAATATCTTCTAATGCTTTTGGATTTGATTCAAAGCCGATGATAAGCCCTCCATCAATCTCTAATCCACCAGTAATGTTATCCACTTTTACCACAACTTTATCGCCTGCTTGGAATATAGATACATCATCTCCATCGTATTTATATGGTAGTGAACCTTCCCACGCTATACTCTCTCCATTAAACCTACTAGATTCACTAGATATTTCAATATGTACCAAACTATCTACAGTAGACACTCCTTCTGGGGGTTCGGGGTCTACGCATTCAGTTTCGGGAGAAATGACTACACCTATTAAGAATTTTGGACTCCACTTAACAAACCCACATTCCATAGCCACATTATAGTATGTAGATATACCTTTTTCACTGATCGGCAAATTTCCTGTGACGTTTATTACTCCTAAATCCCCAGCACTCCCTAAATCAATTTCAGTATTTAGAGGGGGTAGTATTAATTGACTTTCTGCATCATAATGAATACAGATTAAATCTACTTCCGCATTCACTCCATATTGTTGTCTCCCATCTTGTCCATCAGCAAGATCAGCACACCATACTGATGTGGTTTTATTGGGGGTTAACCCAATTCTAATTAATTCATCTTTCTTTAATTCCCTCTGATTAAATTCAGATTTTAGTCTCAAATAATCTACTTCTGCTTGATTTAAAGAAGCATTAGCTTTTAATCCATTTTTGGTTTGCTTAATAATTTGTGTTCTTTTACTCGCATATTCTGGAGTGCCGGGTTCAAGCGATTTAATCTCGGATATATAGTTATTTAATAGGGTTGCTCCCTGAAGTATAGCCGCATTTATAGCCACACCATCGTTATACAAATCATTTAACTTTGTCGTATTGCCTGCATCCGCTAACCAATCTATTAATTCTTGTAACTCATCATCTCTTTTTGTAGTGTCATATAACAACTCTACACTATACCGCCCCCCGCCTTGATGTGATAGTATTTTACATGCAGTCATAGCTAGGTTATCTCCAAAAATGAATTTGACTCGGACACATGCAATACAGTCTTTGTGGACTCCAAAGCTAACGTACCTGTGTCAACTGTTTGCCCCGCACCGATACTAGTGAATGCGGGTGTTCTTATCGTGGTTTGCCCACTGCTGTTCCTAATATAATACATATCACTTACAAGAATAGTACCGGATGCTTTTGGGATTATTGCAGTTAATAGTAAGTTTAGATTGTTGTCTTGAATTGTATATTCTGTAAATATCCCCCCTAGCAGAGTCGAAAAGTTACCGTTCGTAACCTGCTTATACAAATTCGCAGAGCCTCCAATAATCCCATCCAATATAGCAGTGTTCATTAGAGGGATGGTTACCATTGCTTCTACATTCACAAATGCATTATCTTGAATTGCTATTGTTTTCCGAATAGTGAACCACGCTATAGGTAATTCCACCCCCGATATGTTAAGAGTATATTTTTCATTTTGAGGGGCTATCAATACCCCCGATACAGCATTATTTATTTCTAATAATGCTAGTACCCTATGGATTGTGCGTATATTGATGTTACCTGATAGTGTGTTACCCCCCACAGAGGCTAAAATAGCTGTCAGGTTACTTAAATACAAAACATCCACAAGTGCATCTAACTGTCTTCCCCCTGTTGAAGACAATACTGCAGTTAATTCGCTGTCTAATATTATTGTCGTTTGGGGATTCCATAAAAACCAAGAATAGCTATTTGAAGTATTCTGGGTGAACACAGTCAGTTGTGTACCTATAGTCACTAATGGTTGCGAGAAAATATATCCGTCCATAGCTACAACAGGTGTGCCTACTACAGAATTATCAGTTAGTTGCACATCTGATAATTCTGTAAATGTCCTAGTACCCGGCAATCCAGCCAAAGCATCATACCGCATATCTATATCCATCGTCATAAACTTCAGATAATACTCCCCTGTGGAGTCTAATTCATAAATCACATATATGTGTAATGTGGTTTCTAAATCATCTGCTCTTAATCCGGTAGCTTTGATAGTCTTTCCAACATACTCCCCTGATTCACCAAGATTGTTTATGGGATCTGAGTTAGATAACGCGGCAGATTCTATTCTAACAACATCATTGAAATTTGTTACCGAGTTATTAATGATTTCAATGGCATAAAAACCCGCTTTCCATGTGGGGGATTGATAGGTTATTGGTACTGTCATAGCACCGTGTGGCGTACTACCGAATTGTGAATTTCCGATTTCAGCAGATGGGCCAGTAGCGGTTGTATAAAGTACCTCCTTATAAGTTAAATTAGAAGGACGCCGATGTCTATATCGTATACGCAACCCGTCAGGCATTGGATTTTGATGTGCTGTGGCTATGAAATCTACACCTGCAGTACCTGATCCAAGTGTGTATCTATTTACGGGGGTACTTAATCCCGTTGATGGGTCCCAGTAAATGCTCTGCATGTATGATTCGTCAGTCCCCATCGAACGTATAGCTGTGTGGAATAAAAAATGCCATCTTCCTGTCGAGCTACTAAACCACGGGGGTGGTGCTTGTGTATGTATTGTTCTTATGTCAGAAGCAGTCCCTAAAGTACCTTGAAATGTTATAGTCCCATTAGCTTCTATGATTGCAACTTCATTTGCATATTCAGAACTACCATTCACAGTAGATTGGATAATACAGATTTGCCCATTGCTTCTAACTGTTATTTTATTGTGCAATGGTGCTGTACTTCCCGTAACCGCAGTTCCGACTAAAGTTGGTTTAGCTACCGCTGTTACAGCCCCTATGCCATCAACTATTTTTCGTATATTAGTTCCGGTGGATATGTAATATATTACATCTGTATTACTAATTCTAGCATAAGTTAAATTACTTCCTATATCTGTTGCACTGAAAGCGGTTACATCAAGAGTCATGGTTTTTTAGCTCCTAGTGTAGGACATAGATACAATATTTACTAAATCTGTAGCCACTACTATTAACAAAGTCGCTATTATGTCTCCCCCTCCTCCTGATAATGTTACTGACCCGTCAAACACTGTGGATGCATCTGATTTTTTAAATCTAGCCCAACCTATTGTCCCCCCTGCTACAACAGCCACTTCTGTAGTCACTGCTAAGTCTGCAGTCCCTGCGGCCGCTGGTGCTGATAATGCGGTTGCGGGTAAAACTATAGTGGCTATCAGTGTTCCTGTAGCGGCATCAGTTACTAATGCTGGCTGACTACCCGTCCTTAGTTCACAACTACCACCATCCAAAAGGGTTATGAATGCTTCAGATTCTGTATTATGTGTTATTGTCGCTACGTTAAATGTCATACGTTATCCCCTGCACTGTAAAATTCGCTGTAGTTGCGTTTATGTTCAAACTTTTTGATGTTACAGATGATGTTATGTTTCCGTCTATCACATCTTTGCCCACCCCTATATACCTATAGTCTAATTCAGATATAGTATAATCTATGGTGTGACTTCCATCATTGTTGTCTCGTATGATTTTGTTGGTATAAGGGGTTATTACAAAAGTAGTTCCCATTGCATCCACAACATTTCTTGTAGATGTAATGGTTATAGTTTTTGAAACCACCCCCTCATCTACTCTATAATCGGATATGGTTAATACTTCTTCCTGAACTAATGCAACTGCACCTTCTTTATCAATTAATAATATTTTATATTTTATATTTGCTGTAGTGATTATGGCTGAGACTAAATCTAAAATTTCTACATTCACGGGTATTATAAAATTGTAATAAGATGATCCAGTTCTTTTTATAATTACTGCAACAGTTACTTTTAAATCTACGTTAGGCAATGGGTCAGGGATGGCTGTGTCTATCAGTTCTGCAGTTAATCTCATGCCAACAGGCTTAAATGTAGTCCCTCCTGAAACTGCATGATTTAATTCCAAAAATGATATAGTCATTAGCTTTGTTCCATCAGTAATCGAGCAGTATCAATAGCTGTGGTATTGTCTGATAATGGGGACACCACCCGTTTCAAAAACATACCAACTGCGTCACCAGTATTAATTGTTAATTCTATGGCTGATGCCGCTGAAGCAGGTGCATTAAATGCTACTCCTACTGGGGGTGTTTGATCGTCTGTTATTAACTGATCCGTCACTCCAGAAATTACATTTTCAAACCCAATAGACAACGCATCTAATCCAGAATAATTATTAGCAATGTATAATTTAGCAACCACTTGGATTGCAGATTTATTAAATAAATACACATGTCTGTAGCTTGTTATGCCCGCTTCTGATTCGTTAGCGGCCACATCTCCAAATAAATTGGGATTAATTTTAACTGCAGTAACATCATCATTAGTATCTGCTATCGGTAATGATGAACTAACAACACTTACTGCAACCATTGCATCCTCTTCGGGGGCAATAATTACATAGTCACCGTCCACGGATATGTCTACTAAATCTGATGCAGATGGAACAATGCCTAATGGTTTTTGTTTGTTTATTTTAGTACCGGATATTATATACGATAAATTTCCTACAGCGGCATTGTCTGTTAAAGAGTCAATTAATGTCACCCCCGTGATTCCGGTGGTTGCGTAACTTACAGTATTTCCCACTAGATTTACACTTGACATAGCCCCGCCCAAACTAGTAGCAACATTTGCATTACTTATACCTCCAGATAATCTAAACTCTATGCTATTAATTGCCATTATGCAACCCCCGTTACTTGCAATTTTATTTTGGTTTCCCCATTTCTAATATCAAACTGTTTCACCAAACTAAGGATACAATTGAACGCGCCTTCCCTAGTAGTTATCACCGATTCAGAATGTAGCTCAACTATATTTTTTAGTATGTCTAGTTCCTCTCGCGATATGCCTAACAATGTTATGTTGTAATCTCTGTCTACTGGAGTATAACCAAAATCAGATGTGAACGCCCCACCGTCTAATGTCTTCTGTTTGTTTACGCGCCTAGACATATCAACAGAAGTATTCATCCTAACCTTGGTACTGTTAAAAGTCACAAATCCATTAAGATCATACACCTTAGTGCTTATGCCTATCATATTCCTGCCCCTAATAAAAATGATGTTTTATCACCCGATATTTTTGTTTGTATTCTTTCAAGTATTTTAAACATAAACGCTTCTATCTCTGGTTCTAACCCATCCGCAGTAATAGCTATATCCAGACCATTAGTTAGTGAATCTGCTTGGGCTTCCCATAGTTCTATTTGTGCCTCTACTGCTTTTTTCTGTAAATCAAGTGCTTGTTGTGCTTGCTCTGTTTGTTCCGTCAAAAGCCGTTCTAAATCCCATTTTTCACGTAAATCCAAATCTCCGTAAACTTGAGCGAACGAGTCAAACATATCAGCAGTTGCGGCTTGGGTTGATTCTACTGCTGAAGAAATGCTTTCAAACACCGCTTCAACCTTTTGGGCTTCTGCTTCTATTTGTGCAATTTTTATATCTACAACAAACTCCATGCTTCTTATTTTTTCATTAGATGCTAACTCTAAGAGAGTCTTTTCCATGTCATGGGTGTGCTTTATGACTAGCTTTTCTCGATCCGATAATTTTTCCAATGCTGTATCAGCATCCTTTGCTGTCTCTTCAACTTTTTTTAAGCTATCTGCCCCTTTTGCTAGTTTTGGGTTTGCTATGCCTAAGCTAGCAGCCACGGCATTTGCCGCATCTGCAAAAGATACGACCTTTTTGCTAGCCTTCTCTGATGAAAGTGCCATCTTTTCAACTTCTGCATCGTATTTCTTGACGGTATCTCCAGCAGATGTTACATCGGTGCCAAGATCATCAAGTGCCGCACCTGCCCTTTTCCAACCCACTACTGAATCATCTTGAACTATTAACCCCTGATCTAATGCGGAATTAAACTCTTCAGTGTTAGTTATTAATATTCTTGTAGCTTTAGTTATTCTGGCATAGCCATCTTCCAAAAGTGCTGAATTTTTATAATTATCAATCCAAGCCTCATTTACTTTATCTTGGCGTTTATTGTACTCATCATAAGCATCTATGCCCGCTAATACAGCTATATTAACCGCAGAAATGGAAGCCACTACAGCCGCACCGAGGGGTGTAAATAAAGGCATTTTGGAAATAACAAAACCAAGAAACGCAATAAATTTGGCAGAGGCTACTGCCCTGAACTTCGTCCCCAGTATTACCAATGCAAGTGTAGCAAATCCCATTGCTGGAAGTATGGCATTAATGCCGGTTAAGGTTCCAGCCAAAAAACCAATAAAATCTTGATCATCAGGGTCAAATTTCGCTAGTTTTTCCAACATACCAGTAAGAGCGTCGATGAAAGGTGAGAATCCTCTTACTACGCCCGATGTGGCATTGGTCATTAACCCTAAAAAATTTATTACTTTTTGAAGAGCTAAGGTTAAATCCTCAGGTTTTGTTAAATCTAAATCGCCAAAAAGTTCCGATACCTCTTCTTTTAATTTGCCAAAAGATGATATTAATTCATCAAAATCTAAGTCGGCAAATACTTGGGGAAGAATTTTTGCTATTTCCACTAAAAAGTCTTTTAATTCTACTCCTTCAGAATTAATAGAGTCAAATAGGGGGTCAAGACCTCCGTCAGCAACAACTTCCCTGAAAGACGCCAATAATATACGAAGACCCTCGTTTGCATCATCGAACCCGGGCAATAATTTAGTGCCAATTTCAACGGACATATTATTGAAAGCTTGGGCAGTACGGGATGCTTGTACTGTTGCAGAATCTAATCTTAAAGTAACTTCTTTTGTGACCGACCCTGTTCTCTCCATCGCCACTGCAGTAATTTCATTAACCTTCGCTAAATTACTAAAAACAGTCGCCATTCGGCCGGACTGTTCAATGCCGACTAGTTGTGAAGTGAATGTTATTCTTTGTTTTTGAGTTAATAGTTCAAAAGCCCTTGCTACTTCAAAAAATATTTCCTTCCCGGTTTTCATTTCTCCATTTAATTGAAATTGAGTAATTCCTAAACTTGTTAGTGCATCCACCACGGGCTTGGCATCATCAACAAGTTTTAATAGCCCTGTTTTTAATGCAGTTGCGGCCTCACGACCAGAACCAAATACTTCAATAATAGGAGTAATAAGACCGGCCGTTTCTTCGAACGTAAATCCCATTAAACTAGCAATTGGCGATAACTTACTCATGCCAAGTGCTAGTAACTCTAAGTTAGTGTTATATCTGTTCGATACGTTGTTTAATGCCTCGGCGAATCTTGTAGCTTCATTCGCTTCTGCCCCAAACCCAATAAGAGAACGAGTCAATAGGTTCGTTGCTGTAGCGGCGTTTACTCCGCCAGCAATAACCAAATCCATGGCTGTTTTTTGTAGCGTAGCCGCTTCTAACGCTGTAAAGCCCGACTGTTTGAATTGTGCCATCCCCTGTAGAATAATAGAAGAAGATAGGCCGTATTTTTCTGAAAGTCTAACTGCCTCAGCAGAAGCAATGATCATTGACTCAGCTACACTGTCCGGACTACCAGTAAGAACTTTAGCCAAACTAATTTGCGCCGATTCAAAGTCGGCGGCTTGTTTTATTGTGAATGCGGCATATGCGGCGGCCAAACCAGCAATGACAGCCTCGTATTTTAGGACTGACAGGGTAAGATTGGCTATCGGACCAGTAACACTGCCTATGTGAGCTTCCAACGACGACATTCTAGAAGACACAGATTCTACTGCTCCCTCCGTTTTATCATGAGCACGAAATGTTATGTCTACTGTTTTTTGCAAATCTGCCATCTTTATGCCCCGTTATTTGATTTTTCTTTATAATACAGCTCCCACAATAGAGATTCTGTCTCCGAAAGGCCGTCCTCTGGGAACTCATGAGGTACAGCCTCCGACAAGAAACGGCCACCGCCTCGTAAATCTAATAGGACCATGGTGTTTCTAATGTTCGGATCATTCCAAAGACGCTCTACTTTTTTATATCCCTGCCCATTCCCGTCAGGGCAGTAATTTTATTAGTTATGATATAAAACTCAATAGGAAATGAAGATGCTAATTTAATGGCCAAAGAGGAATCAACAACAGGGTCAACCGAACCTAACACCAACTGTTCTATCCTTTTAGCTAAATCTTCGGGCGTGTCACTGCCCATGCCTAATACCTTCTTTAGTTCTTCCGTTTTTACTTTAGAATTACTGATTGCTTCTATTATAGTATTTAAATTTCTTGATTTTGATGCAACATCCATCATGGAAGCGAATTCGGGTCCCGAAAGACCCCGAACTTGCCAAGAACAGGGGGCATTGTCGTCCTGTTCTTCGTCTTCATCAAAATCAAACCAACGGCGCAGGGCAGGAACATCAACGCTTTCAACACGATCGATGAATTCCTGTTTTCTGAACTTAGTTTGATTAAATTTCACCCTATGAAGCCTTTTCTACCGACTCAACACTGGACGAAATAGTGCAAGATACTTTAGGATTATCAGATGCGCCAAAAGTACGAGCAATGCCCAATTTACCTTGTGTTAAGATATGAGGGGCTTTCGATTTGTCCTGAGTATAACGGAAGAAAAGATTTTCATTCTTCAAGCCAACAATAGAATCAGTGATGCCGTCGGTTAAGATAGCAGTGAAAGAACCCTGACCTAGTGAAGAAGATGAAGTACCAACAGTCGCATTGTATACTTGCTCAGATGAAACCGAGTGAGAATTTTCAGCAGGAACAAAATCGTTAGCGAAGTTTTGCTCTGTGAAAACAGGGTCAGCATATGAAGCGTATACAGCCTTCGGAACAGCACCAGTGTGACTAGCGGGTAGTGTACTGTTAAATGAAACAGAACCTGTGAAGTTATCTGCGTCGTATGTTGGGAAATCAGATTTTTCAAGGTGAGTACCAACAACTTGAAGAATCTCAGAACCTAGCACTGCCGCTGGAGTGTTTCCAGTATATCTGACCTGAGCAATCTCCACGCTATCTGTTAAGATAAAAGGAATTTCACCAGAACCTACTCCACGTGCATCAACAAAAGCACCATCTGAGCCTTCTACTGCCACAATACTACCGGCCGCGTTGACTTGAATGGAAATTACCTTCGCCACGTCAGTGGCCGCTCTTGATATTGATAAATCTAAAGATGCACCAACCGAAGTTTCAACGCCATTTAAATTTAAAGATAAGGCCGCCACATCAATAACGTCATTACTTCCTGAAACGGCCGTAATGACGACACCACCAGTTAATACACCGTTTGGTTTGATTACCGGCGAGTTCCCTGTTGATTCAGAAAAAAATACTGCCAATGAGTTAAAAAGCATTCTGTCGCCTGAATCAGTCAACGCCCCCATGGCATATGGTGTTACGCCTGATTCATATTCTAATTTTGAGTTTTCGTTGCTCATTATGTTCCCCTGTTGAGGTTAGTAGTTAAAAATAGTTGAAAATTCACCTAGTTTAGTGTTATACTTGATAGTTATATCGAGCAATGCCCCACACCAAGGGCTTTTCCCCTCCCCTATTACGGGAACGAGAGAATTTATATCAATTTCAGTAACCAAACCTCCAAGAGCCGGAGATACTGGGTCTGAAACCATGGGAGCAGAAGTAGCCCTGAACAATGCAGTAGCAACATCATTTCCTCTTTTTATTCCAATATCCGTGAATGGTTCATCACGGGTAACGTCATAGATTTCTATTAAAACATTAAACTCCTTGATTCTAGCACCGCCAGCATTAATTTCTTTGACGTCAGATACTGGCCAATAGTTTATTGCCGGAAGATCACCCTGTGTAAAAGGGGTAAGTTGGGCACGTTTTATTGCAGTCGAAACAATAGTAAATCTATATCCGTTTGTGACAGTAATATTAGCTAATCGAGCCGCTATTTCATCTAGTATGGTTAGTTGTGAATCCATCATTGCCCCTTAAATAATTCGTTACTCAAAGTCCCCAATAGTGTAGGAATTTCACTCTCTACTGCTTTGTTCATTCCAAGTCTAGGTTTTATAGTTACTGATTTGACCAGAACAAACATTGGGGTTCCTTGTCCGTCGGCAACTATCCATCGACCGGCTTTTGATTTGAACATGTGACCTCCATCCTCCGCAAATATCTGAGCAGGAATTTTCAATATTATACCAGAGCCTGATAAGTTACTTGGGGTAGGTATGTTTAAATACGGACCCCCCGGAACATTCACATATTTATCCTTGGCGATTATTGTGCCGCCAAATTCATGAATCGAAGCATACTCAGAAGTAGAAAACACGCGAGAAAACAAAGTACTCAACGTGTTGCCTGAGGTTTCCCGTTTTATACTCCTGCGTAAATCCCCTGTCCTGTTTTGTAGTCTATCCCCGCCTCTAGTGCCGTTATATCTAGTAAAGTTACTTTGTATTTTTCTTTTGGCATTTACCGTAGCAACTCTCATAGCGGCAGTTGCCGCCTTGAATGTGTTATCGGGAAATTGATGCAATAACTTAAACACTTCCGTTATTCCCCTGACGTCTACCGTTATTTCAGGCATTAAAATCTAGGAAATGGATGAACGTATTTGTTCAACAATCTCTCTACCTCTTTTAACATCCCTAACTGCGGCTTTGATACTGTGCCGCCATTAGTAGAAACAACTTCCAGCCCGATGGAATTTTTGTTTTGGTACTCGTACACTGTCTGCAACAAAGCCGCTCTTTTCAAGTCGGCCGGAACAGAAGTAAATCCTCCGGTATAAGATAATTGAATAGTAACGCCGTTTTTCTTATCGTTTAATTCTACCCCATATGGCCGAAGACCGTAGGTGTCTACGCCCAGTGTAACTCCATCCTCGGTTATTGAAGTTATCGCAATAACTGGAAGACCCTTTAATGGTAACATGCGAGTATTACTGTACAAGAATAAATCCTCAACGTGACTAGATTTCTTGAAAATTCGATCTACATGATTTTCAAACATAGCCACTACGGATTCCTGTATTATAGTTAAATCAGGATAATTCGTCTCTGTTTTACCTAATCCAAGAATCGGGGCCAATTCATCAAAAGAAACTAATTCAATAGCCATTATATATGCTCCCATGGGTCAATGCAAATACCTTCTTCTGGATAAAGTGGATATTGTGCTCTTATTGCTAATAAGACAGCCTTTTTCGTGACAGAATCGACCGTGGAATCACAATAAGACACTTTGTAGCGTGATAACGTTTCACAGCCGGTAGCAATTAGTGTTATGAATGTTATAAAAAATATTACAATGGGAATTTTAAAATTAATCATCTTGTCCTCTTGTTTTCAGGTATTTGTTGCCTTTCTTGATGGTAAAAAAAGCATCACTACCTCCTAAGTGAACTGCAACAAAATATGTTGATGCTCTGTATATTCTAGGCGTAACGAACCAACCGCCATCATCGATGATTTTCATGATTAAATTTACGAGCATATTAACGTCGGCCCGTAGTTTATCTACTGGAGTTACTCCGACATGATAAGCATAGTCATGGATATCAAAAATCTCAGTACAGTCTAATCCCCATAATGTATTGGGGATTAAAGAACTTCTCCAATCATTCGCGGCCCCCGCCCCGTTGCAAATCACGGCTTTGCGCTCAGGAGTTAAATTATAATAACCCTTCTCTGCTATAAGCGTCAGTTTTTGGTCCATTATCATCCTTCAAAACATTAACATACAGCCAGCCACATAATACAAATACAGTAGCGGCACTTGTAACTAATACCCAAAATTCTTTGGCAGAACGCTTACGTTCTTTTTCGATGTCGTCTAAAACTGACGACCTCATTTTTGTTAGGGTAACGTTCATTTCGGTTTTAGATACGTACTCCCTATCAATTAAACCTATTAATTCTGTTTTAAGTCCATCTATAGACTCCTTGTTTTCTTTTTTGGCATCATCAATGTGATGTATAATGTCTTTCATCGAATCCGCGATTGTACTAAAAACTCTTTCTTCGTTTTCCATGTGATTACGCGTAGACTCTTGAAAAATTTCAAATTGTGATTCTAGCACACATATCCTACTATTTTGATTGGAAAACCTTAACATTGCCTAACTCCCATAAATTGTTTAAATATTCCTCATTATTGAACACTAATAAACTTCTTGAAGGATAACAATTTACTACTAACATATTCACCTATACTGCCTACTGTAGTTGCTGCTGATGTAGCATAACCCCAAACAGCCTCTGAGATATCAAGTAAATCTTGAGACGTAACTGCTGAACCTGTTGCAACAATTACTACTTCAACTTGAGGAGGTACATAGTTAATATCAACCACTGTTGTTAAGGCTAATGGGCTTCTATCAAATGCGGCAATACCTTCTGTACCTATATCTGTAATAATCGTGCCAATAATAGTTAGTTCATGACTAGTATCAAATGGCACGATTCTAGTCCCATCTAACAACGTAACATATCTCTCTGTATACTTTCCCCCTCCCTTCGATTCGTTACCTGAAGCTTTCATAAACAAATCATAATTTCTCAATGATTCTGTTGTTCTTCGTAAGCTTCGCATCTCCTTGTATATATCAATGGGATGTACATCTACACCCACAGTATCTACATGTAGATATACTCTTCTGGTTGCCCCGTCTATGCTAGATATTACAGTCATTAATCTATCACCACTACGCCATCACCGATTATGCCACCATAGATTTCTTGAATCCACATTAATACATTTATAGATATTGCATCAATTATCTCTTTGGCAGATAACATACCATCATCTGACACGTATGGGAGTGATTTTAAATCACTCATTCTCTTTACAATCCTGCCAAAATTGCCAATAGTTTGAATTGCTTTACCTTCAACATCTGTAACTACTTTTTCTAAATGTAACGTAATAAAATGATTACCATGAATAGACGCGATATCTACATTTATTGTCCTTGCGTATATGTATGACATATTTTGCTCTCACCTAATAATAAAAGAAATGGTTTATGATATTAAATTCAATATAAAAACCACCTCCTAGCCGATTTAAAGCCTATACATTAGTTTCAGGTAATGGGACACATGATGCTGTGATTGAAGCGGCACTTGTTAATGTGAATACTGTTTTTGCTTGTGTAACTCCACCGTCACCTTCACACTCAAAAACTATGTCTTTATTTGTGCCAGCGGTGCCGCCCAAAGTATCACCTACAAAATCAAATTCAAAATTTATGTTATTAGATACCCTAAGTCCCGATAAAGTTACATTACCCTTGATTAGAGTAGCGGCATCAGCATCCCGAACAGTTATAGCGGTTGCTGTATTGAAATCATTTGTAGATGGGCCATCTAAGAAAAATGCATGGAACCAAGAATTTGTATCGGCAACTGCATTAGCCCCTACAGCAACACTTACCGCTGAGTATGCTGGATATTCTTTTGTAGCATCTGCATCATCAGTGAATATTACTCTATTCTTATCTGTTCCTGTCAAGCCTTCAAGGAATAAACCTTCACCTGCCGCACCTGTTCCAACTTGAGGTAATATTTTACCGGCCGCATTATAGGAGTACCAAACCCCTACTCTTTTACCGTTTGTCACATTAGACGCATGGGCGTTAATATCATTATCCGTTTGGGCAAGGGCATCCAAATAAGCAATACACTGATCTAAATCCCCGGAGGCTGTGTTGTTCAACACCCACGTGAAATCACCATCAGCAGTGGTGAAACCTGTCTCCGTTTGAGCAACATCTAATTCCTCTAAAGTCATTCCCGTCCATGGAGACACTTGCGCTGTTAAAACATCCGCAAGTGTGTATGAACCCGTAGTTAAATGCACTGATTCACCCAACGCAAACCCTGATGAATACCCGCCCATTTCAGCAACACCAGAATCAGACAATATTTTAGAATCGTAGTTTTGTCCAAATGTTCTAATTTTTAACGATTCATACGTTCTCTTATCATACCCTGACACAGTTAATACTTCATCTGCATCCCCTGTCTCATCTGTGAGATTAGCCCATTCTCCCGCGCTGATTGTTATAACTAATGTAGTCACAGTGGCTACTGTATATGTACCTGTATTATTTAACAGCCCTGTTGCTTCAAATCTGTGTCCAACTTCAAATCCATCACTAACATAATCTCCAGCGGTTCTTGTGAATGTTCCTGTTGATTTTACGACAGTAATGGTTTGGGATGCCGCAGTTGCCGCTGAAGTTGTGTATGCGTTAGCATCAACATTGTTATCTGCGTACACTAATACTGCTTCATCTACTGGGCCATCTTTATCATAACTCAGTGGATTTCCTCCGTCAGTTAACTGATAGTATGGGAGAGAAAGAGCTTCTACATTACCTAAAGATTTATTGCCATATAAAATTCTACCGATAGCCCCTGCCACATTTCGCTCAATCCAGCCCGACCCTCTTATTTTAAATCGGTCATCTGTTGTTAAACTAAATGTACCTCCGTCCGCATCATCGAACTTTCTGTTGTTAACTAATTCGTATGCCCCGCCAAATTTAAATGTACCAGTAAAATAGTAATCATATTGTCGTAGCGTTTCATCTGTTCTACGCTCTTGCCGTTCAAAAGCATACAACGCTTCCAGTTTGATACCATCATCTTCTGTTAATGGGTTTGGGTCTGTTGCCCCGCCACCAATAGCAGTCAAATCTAACACCGCTTTTTCTTCAACTGTAATAAGTTCTATGCGCCCGTTTGCAACATCAAAAAAGATGTTGCCATCGACTGCGGCATTAACTCCTCCAGTTCGCGCTGTAGTAGATTGAATTAGTGTTGTTGCGTAATTTGATAGATCAATAGTGGCCATTTTTTATGCTCCAATAATTAGTTTTTCTAAATGAGCACTAAGCCCAATGTTTTGAGTCTCTAATCCTAAAATTTGTTCTCGCATTTTCTGAAAAACTTTGTTTGTTTTTTCTTGTTCCTGTCTAATTCCAAATTTAATACCCGCATCTAATGCACCTATTTCAAATTTCCTGCCAAAATGTAAATAGCTCATGGCTTCTTTAGGTGTTAGTGAGCTTGGCAACCTGCCTAATTCAACATCATCGCTGGAATATATTATCCACTCGTTATCGTCCACATCTTTGGACTGCCTTGCGTATGCGTCTTGCAACGGTATTAAATTCATATATTTTCCTCAATTTGTAAATTTATTGTTCTATTTAAATCTACATTTTTTAAATCTAGTGTGGTTAACGATTCCTCGTAACCTTCAGCAATTATTTGCAGTATGGCAACCACATCAGATACATAAGTATAGGAATATGATTGATTGTCTTGTGTCGCTGTTTCTTCTCCAGCTAGTTCAACATTACCGATAATGCCCTCAGTAACATTTTTTATATACAACCGCCACTCATACCCTATAATACTGGGATTTATAGTAAAACTAACTGTTCTCTGACCCGATATTACAGTAACAGTACCGCCACCGATGTTATGTACTGTAGGAGTGTTACCGCTATCGGATACATTAATAGTCAGCGTAAATCCTGTATCTACATTGCATTTTATCACCTCATTTCCTGTAGAACCATCTACTGTAGCATAAGTGGATGCATTGAACGTGCAATCCCATGTAACAGATGTATTTGCAGTTATCAAGGTGGGTAATTCCACTGCGTATCCCGTACCATCACCAATAAAATGACATCCAACTAAATCCGTAGGATTTTGGTATAAAGTTGCAGAGGCATTTGTGCTTTCTTCAATAGTACAGTTAGTTAGTACCCCTCCTGTGACTTGATCGCATCTTCTGTAAACAGTACCGACAGGTACTGAATTTCCATCATAAGTAAATGTACCCATATCTATAAAAGTACAGGTATTATGCTCAACTAACAAGGATGATGTGACTAAGAAATTGCCTCTGGCATTACTACTTAATGAGGCCATGACTACATTAGTCCATTTGACAGTAGTTCCTGCATTTAATACTTCGAACTCTGTAAAATCCGGGTCTACAAATTCTAAATCTTCAAGCACTATTGATACATTAGAATCTTCAAAGTAAGCCGCTGTAGATGCTGTCCCCAACCCTAAGCGGCATTGCATGATGTAACCACTTTTTGCACTCTGGAACTGACCGTAACGATTAGCGTTTAAATCATTCTTAGCGGCAGCTTCTGCAAAAGTAGCTGGTGTGGCTACATCGCCAGCAGTAATATCATAGCTTCTGCCTTGTCTCATAGTATCTACGCCTAAAGGTGATCCTTTATTTGGACCACCTATTAGATTAGCCTCGATGCCATAAGTGTCTATGGCACTATGGGCTACTGAACCTGAATTTGCTGTTGCATTTTCGGGGTCTACTACCGCACAGATCCAAGGTGCGCCATAATCTATAGTATCTGAACCTGCATAGAAATAACGATTTAGAGTATTTGAAGAACTTCCCATGCACACTGTTAACCCTCCAGTAGCTTTGCTACTTAAAGATGCAGGGGTATGATGCGTCATCCATATATAGAGAGCAGACAAATCTCCGGTAGTCAATAGTGTGTTTGTGGTGTCTTCTACCATCCCTTTTGTATTATTACGAAAAGCGTTTTTACTAACACAACCATCCGATTGAATAAAATAATCTTGCTCGGCATTCAGACCTGCCGCACCTCCACCTATTGCAGTCCAATTAGATGTATTCACCGTAGAATCTATGTCTACTACGATTGAAAGGTCTGAGGTATAAACTGCGACTGCCATCAGGAATATGCCTCTGAGGCTCTATCATCCCAAATTTTGTCAAATGAAGCCGTTCCTGCGGCCCATAATTCTGTTACGTCGCCTTCCGCATTTATTTCTAATTTTCTGATTCTCCACACAGCCGCCGATTCAGCCGACCCAACAGCGGCATCGCCCCTGTAAATGTCGTCCGTTCCAGTTATGAAGTCTGTTCTTTTTGCGTACGGCACGTTAGAATCCTCAACTATTTGAACTTGAACCTCGGCAACTTGAGGCTGTATGATCTCTTGTACATCTGTCACTACAGTAGAATCAGTGACTTCTGTTACTTGAACAGTTTCTTCTGTCGCAGTAACATTAATTTGGTCAACGCCCGACCCGACACTAACAATTTCCTCAATGATAGATACTGGGACTGAGGTTGTAGGGTCAACAACGGTTATTACGTCTTCCGCTGTTGTTACTGTGACGTTATCGGCCATTATGCATCTACTAAAGTGACACCCGCCACTACTAGTACTTTATCTTCTGCATTTTTCAGCGTTGGAAGTAAAGTTAACACATCAGGAGGATTAGTAGACGGTAACACTCTTTGAATGTCCCACACGTACTCACCTGCCGGAATTAATTTGGTAACATCAGATTCCATCTGAATATAAGCGATTCCATTTGCTACGTCGTCAAGGGCATGATTACCGGCAACTGTAGACACCTGCGCTATTATTGCCGCACTAGTCAATTCTTCCCTTAAAGTGAACCAAAATTTATAGCCAGTGATGTTAAATCCTGTGCCATAATCTACTTTGATTTTTTTAGTGTCACCTTGCCTAAAATCTGCTAGTTCTTTCGCCATTATATTATCTCAATAAAAACCCGCCATTACGACGGGTTCAGATTAAATGACCGAATTACTCGGTTTCATCTCCATCTTCGTCGTCTTCCACTTCGTCAGCTTCAACTACTTCAACTACTTCAGCTACTTCCATTTCGTCAACGAAAACTTCTGCTAAGTCAGGCGGCAAATTATATTCGCCGCCTTTCTTAAATTGCACAGTAGTTACTCCATTCGGAGAACCCTTGCAATCTTCTAACATTATTACTTTGGCCATTATCGTTCCTACATAGTTAGATAATATTTAAATCAGTAATTATGCCGCTATGTGACGTAGTGGACCAAGAACCGAAGTAACACCGACAACACTAGCCGCAACACCAACAGTAGATACTATACGAGAATATCTTTCGCGAGGGTTAGGGACGTGCAGTAAAGCAGAACCAGCCGCAACAATTTGCGTGATTGCATCGTCGTTACCAGCTTCATCAGCCACCGGATAATCAGTCCAACTAACAGTGTCATCTGAATATTGAGTTTTTACATCAATAGTTGCAGAAGCACCGACAGTACCAACTGAGATTAAAAATGAAACTGAACTTCCTTCAGCATGATCAACAGAAGCACCGTTCAAAGCACCAACTGATTGTGAAACGGCCGGTAAAGATTCGGCCAAAATGTAATTGCTCTTGATATCGTTACGCATTGCGTATCTCCATAACTAAATTAAAAAAGGTGGGTGGCCGAAGCCACCCACCATAACACCAACTATAACGAGGATTAAGTTGAAGTTTTCATTAACACAAACGCTTCTGGTAATACTACCTGACCACCAACACGTTTCTTGATTAAGAAACCTGTTTGGTCATATTCAGCATATTTTTCAACTAGACGTTGAACTGAAATACCAGCACGATCACGGACTTTATATCCACGGCGAAAATCACCAAGACCAACAGAGAAACTGTTGGCCGCTACGTCGGCGATACCTTCTGGGTTTACTAGAGGACGACCTAGTAATGTAGAAGGGTTACCTGGTTGCACTGGTGGTTGCCATAAGTATTGGCCGTTTGTGTCTTTGAACTGACGAACTACACCTTCTGTAGTACTGTTCATAGCCCATGTTGAATTACGACGGTAAGTCTTCTTCAAGCTTTGTAACATTGTGATTAACGCGTCTACGCCGTTGTTTGCACCATCAGATAATGCACCAGCAACACCAGAAGCCACGAAATTCGTTTGTACGCGAGAATCAGCAAAAACACCCTTAGGCATTCTATCACCAGCACCAATAGAGAAAGCATCATCTTCTGCTTCTGCCACTGCTAGGCCAAACGCATCACGCAATTCAGCCCAAACGTCTGCCGCTGAATCATCCAATGTGTTGTTGGCAATCAATGTTAACGCTTTAAGGTCGAAAATTTCTAATCTTTCTTGACCTGCCGCGATATCTTGAGCAGTAACCGCTAGATTGCGAGTTCCCCAAGCAACAACTGGTTTAGCCAATACTGGCATTTGAACCGAATCACGACTTGTTGCGCCAACTTGACAAATAGCACGTAATTCGCCGTCATCGTAAGCGTTCATGATGATGTCGTTTTCAAATGAGTTAGGCACTAAAAAGCCACCTTCCGCATCAGAAACCGAACTCAAAGCACGAATTTCTTCAGGTGACATGTTAGCACGGCCAGTTTCACCGTAGCCGTAGCGCAAGAACTTGTTGAAAGCACTTTTACGTAGTTCCAATTCAGGGTCGTCTGCTTCGCCAGAAGAAGCCGCAGAAGGACGTTGGCTTGCCGCTAATACTTCGTCGTACTTAGAGCGTAGCTCAGTCAATTCAGTGTTGACTTTTTCAATAGTTGATAAAGTCAACGGGTCAGCTGTACCAGACTTGCGAATTTCTTCAAGTTTAGTATCCACGTGCTCTTTTAAAGTTTCGTGTGCCGAACGCATTTCTTCAAATACTTCTTTAATTTCTTTGATTTCAGGCATTTCTGCTCTCCGTTTGTTCGTTTTTGTAATAATCCAGCATATTGCTGATTTCAGTATCTGCTGTTGGCTCAGACTGTCGAACTTCGACGGGTTTAAGTAATGCCAATACTCGTTTTTTCTCAGATTCACTAAACCCACTTCTCAATTCAGTACACAGTGATTCAACGGCTGTGTTTCGAATTTCTCGATGAGTGGCGGCTACTTCCTCTGATAATGAAGAAAGGTTATCTCGATTGTCGATAAGATTACCTTTTCTCAATTCCATTAGCTCTGCAGACGTAAAACTTGTCTCAGAAGCCAAATCTTGCGTTGACTTGCGACTTTCTGATTGGAATGCCATCATAGCTTCCGAAAGTGCATTGCCAACTGGGCTGTTTCGAGTTCCTGAATCACCCCAATATTTTTCTACCCACATTGTGACAAACTCTAAGTATGCACCGTGGAAATCAGAAATTCGCAAGTCTATTTTTCCGGCGATGTTACTTGAATCGGTGTCTTCTGCCCACCAAATATCATCTAATGTGTTACTTAAGGCATCGTGTAATGCCCGTCTTTTTCTTCTTAATTCATCGTCGTCCAACGTTTCGTTGAAATCTTGTGCTCTAACGTCAGTAATCAAAGCCGCTTCACTTGCAGGAAAAACTACTGGGCCAAACTCATACAATTGAACTTCTTTGATTTGCTTGACGCCATTGACAAATTGATCTTTAATTGTTCGAAAACCAAACGATAACCCCTCAAGAGTGCCGTCTTTCATAAAAGCAAAAGCTTCTTGGGCTTTCTCCACGTTCATATTTAGCTTGCCTTTGCCAAATAAACCATGATCGTCTTCGCGTAATTCTAAAGAAGAACCAATCAAATGAGTGTGATCATAAAAAATTTTAACCTTAGAGCCACGCTCTTGGATTGTCTTTTTAAAAGCACCTTTTTGGAACTGTGAATTATAGTCGTCAGTCACGCCCCATACTGTTAAATAGCCTTCAAACACGCCATCATCACCAACTGCGCGAATTTCACTGTTGGAATTGCTTCGTGTTTCCATGTCATTTTTGTTTCTTAACTCTAGTTTTTTGGGCATTTTAATAACCTTTGATTTAATTATAAACTACCCTACAGAGGGCTATCGTGCATTTCATTAGCTAAGTCCATTGATCGACGAGTAGAAAAAATACCTAAATCTTCAATGGATTTGCGAATTTGTGTTGCCGTTTTCTTTTCCCGTTCACTATCCGTCATTACCTGAGCCAATGTTACCATAGTGGAATTAATGAAAGAATCTATTACCGCCGTCCTGTGCTCAGAAGTAGTGTCTACTCCCTCCGCAACATTTAAAAGTTCCATTTTAGTTCCCCGCATACTTTTTTGTATTGCAGATGAACGAGTTTGTGATGAATTGTTTATGGCGTTACCGATTTCTTTTTCTGCGGCGGCAAAAAGTTCCACAATTTCCATTGCGGTTTCGTTTATAGTCACATTGGCCGAGCGGCTTTGTGAATTGCCACTGTCTTGTGCTTTTTCGGCATTACTGCCGTCTAAAGAACTGGCAGTTGGATTGTTACCGTTATCGTCATTGTTTCCTGCATTGACAATAAGAGAAGATAAATCCCAGCCTTCATACTCAGGAACTCCAAGTGTAAACATCTCATTTAAGGATTTGACCGGAACGCCCATATTATGGTAAATACGAGATATTTCAGCTTTTTCCCTGTGATTTTGTTTTAACGATGGGACGCCAGAAACATCAAAATTTATGCTTAATCCAGAATCTAATTCATCCGAGAAATGAAAATTAAGCGAATCTTTTAGATCATCGAGAATGGGAATTAACGTCAGCTCCCAGAAAATTCTCATCGACGTAGCATAGTTATTGTATGTTGCCGCGTCTTGTACACCAGCTAATTGAGGAGGTACGCCAAAAATAATAAAAATTTCTTCACGATTAAATCTACGAGAAACGATAAAATCCATTTCTGCTGGGGTTAAACTTAATCGTTGGTATTTTGCATTCGATCCAATAACACCAATATCTCTAGCATTGCCGCCCTTACTGCCGCCACCAAAAAGTTCTTTTACTTTTTGTTTGATTGTATCGTAAGCCGTTGCATCTAAAGTTTTATCGAACGTAAACACACCATCAAGAATGCCACGATTTTGCATCGCGGATTTGTTCCAATTCAATTGCTCTATGTCGACGTCTACGGCCTTCGCCGCAACTTGAAGCGGACCAATACCTCGAATTGGGTCAGAAGGGTCAGTATATCTGAATGCAATTGTGTTATCGGAAGTAAATTCAGAGGATTTTTTCTGGACGCCCTTTTGATCTAGTTCTTCATAGCCATCAATCATACGTGAAGTCGATTGGCTAGCAATTGGGCTAAGTCTATCAGGAGAAATAGGCCAAAGTTCCGTTACTCTATCTCCAACTACTACTTTTTTAGCGTACGCTAATCCAGAGAGTTGTTGCCAAGAAACCATTAACTCAAAAAATCCCTGTCTACTGAACTCTGGGTTTGGATTTTCCAACAATAGAGCTACAGGATGTCCAGAAATAGGAGTGCCGTTAGCATCTTCAACAATCCAAGGGATACTTGAAGTATGCTTGGCAATCATGGACACTGCCCTGTATACCCATCCGGAAACCTTATATCCATCAGAAACTGCTTTTTTGGTTGTCCACGAAGACCACGTAGCCTCAGGCGTACGGTAATCTATGTGGGACGATGCCATGTTTCTTTTATCCACGATCTACCCTATTAGAATTTCAGCGTCTTCTCTAACCCAATTCAGGAATTGAGAAGTGCTATCTACCTGATCATCATTTTCTGATGTCGGGAACGATGATATTTCTGTTTCGTAGTCCGCTAACCATGGCGACATGCTGGGAATAAACACCCTGCCGTTCTCTATGGTTAATGATGCCGCCGACATCCGTGTTACTTTATCAACAGTGGGAGTGATAGGTACTATATTAAACGGAAACCTATCAGCCCTTAAATCTTCTATTAAAGATTGCCCACTGGACTTATCTTCAATTAATATAGCATGAGGAGTATCTCTGTATGCCATATTTACTATTCTTTTTTTCAACTCAGGGTAAGGAATCCTATCTCGATAAACATCGATCAAGTAATAACTGCCTTGATGTTCTAACCAAGTAGTGCAAACTGACGGATCACTAATGTCCTTGCCCTTACTTGCTGTATCCCAACTCTGTATAATTCTAGACGGATTGGCCGGAGCTACTGTAAAACGTTGAAACCATGCCAACTTAACAATAGAACCACCCTCAATGACGAACTCTCCGTAGACTTCCTGTCTACGTTCATTGGCTGGAATTTGCATTTCCAACTCTCTGATTTGATCCGTTGCCAAAAAAGGATTATCATAAGTGGAAAACTGTTTGGTATAGTAGCCATGTTCCCCCCTTTTTGCTTTTTGCCACAATTCATAAAAATAGCGGCCCTTTCCTCTTAACATCTTTGGAGTACCAGCCGCTATTAATTGGCTGTCCTTGAAATCCATCATCATCGGCATTACTGCATTCAGATAAAGATATTCATCATCTAAGATAATTCCAGCTTCGTTAAGAAAGATTTTCTTGTAACCGAATCCTTCCCAGTTTTCTGGTCTATCTGAACTCCGGAAATCGGTGTATCCATTGCCGACTACCATCAATTTCTTTCTACTGTCCCATTTAAACGGGATTTTATAATACTTTAATATAGGGAAAAAGTAACGCTCAACATAACGGTCGATGTTACTATTGATCGTATCGCCCCATAAACAGGGATCACCTTCTAGCATCCACTTGCAAAATGCAAATGCCGCCCCCCTTGTTGCCCCTAAACGTCTTCCTTTTGGGAAGATTCTAAATCTGCCTAAGTGTTCAGAACCAAAAAACATATGTTCTTGGCATTCACTTATTTCTAATTTAGCCATTCATCTTATGGATGTTGTATTGCACGTGAATATGATCAGTTTCAAAAAGTACAGTATAACCACTTCCTATTTTCACTTGTAGCTTGTCTGTGATTGTTTGTGATGTTACTGTACTAAAATATCTACATCTTAAATCGACTGCATAGCCATAATAATGTAAACTACCAGCGGAATGTTCGCCATCTGTTGCGGCAGTCACTACGAGTTCTTCGCCGTGTTCTTTCCACAACCAATTGGCCTCCTTAAGTACCAACCTCATTGGAAGTTGTAGCCCCGTCATTGTGACGCCATTTTTAATTTTCACGTGCCATTCCTTTTATGATTGTTTGGATTATTTGGATTGCGCCAATAACAATGAGTACTCCAATCACTAACGATTTTATTATTATCACACCACCTTCCCGACTGATCTCAACCCTTTGCTTGGCATCGATTCCCTGTCTTGGTTATATTGGCCTTTGGTTGCATAACTCGCTTCTTCCGGCACTTCTTCATGCTCAAAGAAAACGATTTGCCCAATTTTCATTCCCGCTTTTAACAACAAATTGTGAAAACGTAAACAATTGACCAATTCCAGCGTCAATACCGAACCATTCCACCCTGCGTCACACCACCCTGCATTCAAGTGATCTAAAGCTACGCGTGCCAAACTGGAGTTCAGTTTATATTCCGCACTAATGTTTTTTGGCAAATTGAACGTTTCAATGGACGAACCCAAAATAAAACTTCCGGGAACCATTACATGTCCTTCTTCGCTTATGTTGCGTTTCCCCATTTTAGGAGATCCGCCAGCTTCAATATCAACAACAGTGTCAGTGGGACAAACCAATTCAGCATGAATAATTCTACCGAGAGTTATATCAATACTCGATGCGTTTACTGCTTCGATCGGAGCGTCAATAACCCCTTCTTTTATCAATTCAACTAATCGGTTGTATGACAACAAACTCATTCTGTATCTTCTAGTGGGTTGCCTTCTGAATCACGTGCCGACGGAACTACTTCAATCCTAATAGTGCCGGATTCTTCATCTGGTTTCACTATTTCATGGAGTTTTGCTTTCTCTCTATAAACATCCATGGCCAATGACCCTTGGAATTTTTCTTGCTCCACCCTCTGGCCATTTGCCAAAACAATAGAAATAGGAACTTCGCCCATTGCCGCTTCTTGTATGCGGTCCAATAAACAATCCAACGATTGCTTTGTTACAATGGATTCCGTTAGATTCCTGTTTTGTAATTGGATAATAAAATCAACAACAACTGGAATTCTTTTTAAATGAACGCCCCTGTTTGGATGCATTCCTGCTTGTTCTGCCGCTTCTCTATGCTTATATCCATTAGTGACGTATTCAATAGCAAATGCCCGATATTCGGGTTCCATTTTACTAAAATCAAACTTATCACTTACAATATCAGCGTAGATGGAAGCAATATTTCCGGAAACTTCATGCATTCTTTTGTATGCTCCACTCTAATTCGTTGCGCCACTACAATTGGCGAATTTAATAGTAAATTATCTAAAATAATTCTACGTTGCTCTAGTACTCCCTCGTCTAACACGTTTTCGGCCAATTCATGGTCGGCCAAATATGGGTGTACTGCGGGTTTTCTTTGAGTGTTCATAATAACCCCCCTCGTCCTACCGCCCCACTCCTTACCAATAATTATAACACACGAGATATATCGTTGTCAACCCCTGTTGGGTATTGCGACCTCATACTGCATACGTATGCCCCAACTATACTTGACAGGACGTCCGGAGTGTGGTATAATGGTAGTATGGGGCATGGAGCATACGTGCAACCTCAGTGGCTGGGAAAATTTCCTTTTTTCTCGAAGAGGTGCAATGCTCTAGTGCTTGGGGTATTTTTTGAGTGTCGAGGAAATAATGAAAGTTCGACGGGAATCGCAATGCCTACAGCCCGCGTCCGCCGGGGGCTCCGGCGGGATTGCGCCGGCTGGCCGTACAGCCCCCGGCGGACGCGGGCTCCGGGTACTTGACTCCGGGGCCGGATTGCTGTATAATGGTAACTAGGTTCGGGGATTCCCCCCGGCCGCGCAATCCGCCGGAGCCGGCACACCCCCCGCAGGGGGGCCGCCCGTTCCACGTGGAACAGCCCGCACCCGATATAGGGAGCAGGCGCAATCGGAGTACACAGAATGAGTAATCAGAACCAGAATGCAGACCAGAATGCCGCAGCAATAGCGGGAATGAGTAAATCGGAATTAGTAGCAGCAGCAATAGAGACCGGAATGGGAGCCGGAGCAGCACAGAGAATGAATAAGGCGGAATTGGCCGAGGTATTGGCCGTAGAGAATGCCGCCCCCCGGAGAATGGCCAGCCAATTGGCTGCCTACCGAGGAGGATACACCGAGGCGGTATCGAGCAGCGGGAATAAGAGCTTACACAATGGGGACGAGGTAGCCCGGCAGTTAGCTGGAATGAGCCCGAGGGACGTGGTGGAGTTGGCAGAGGCGGTATTGGGAATGGAGCCCGGCATATTATGGACGAAATACCGTAATTTGAACCCAGGCCAACAGAGAATGAACTCCGGCAATCGGATCCGCAATGCAATCAAGAGAGGAGACATAGTAGCCAGCGACGTAATAGCCGCCAGTAGTAACCAATAGTAGTAACAATAGCAATAGCCCCCCGACAGGGGGGCCACCCAATCGGAGTAACAATAATGACAACAATAGCAGCAGCAATAGCAACAATAGTAGCAACAATAGCAACAGCAACCAATAGTAGCAACCCAGAGGAGAGGACCCGGAGTATTTACTGTCCAGAGTGCGACCACGAATGGACCACGACAATAGAGAATGTGCACGAGGAGATCACAACATGCCCGGAATGCAATACGGAGGCGGTAGTCAGAATGGTATCGGTGGACCGGAGCGAGGAGGGAATGGCCCCGGAACACTACGGGGAGTACGTAACAATGGCAGCCGCCAGACAGGCAATCAACGATACATTAGCAACGGAATGGGGAGACAATAGTATCGAGATGCACGATACACCGGAGGCCGGCGGTTACTACATGGACGATAGCAACGACAACCAATGGTACATCGATACGGAGTAACAATAACGCCCCCCAATAGGGGGGCAATCCAGAGCCCCCCAATAGGGGGGCCACCCAATCGGAGTAACAATAATGATAGCACGAACTGAGATCAACGAAATCAACGGCGAGACAACAACACAACAATACACAACACGGGAGGAGGCAATAGCAGCAGACAACACGGACGGAGCGGGATGGGGAATGGTTGTACGGGAATGGACGGAGGCCGGGATGTTGGTACGGGAATGGAGGAGCGACCGGAATCACATATCAATAGTTGTAATAGGGCCGAGCGAGGAGGCGACCGAGGATCGAGCAGCAGCAATCTACGCAGCCTATACGGAGTAGCAATCCAGAGCCCCCCAATAGGGGGGCCACCCAATCGGAGTAACAATAATGAACATAGTAATAACAACAACATGGATAGCAACAACAACAATAGAGGCGCCCGACAATTTATCGAGAGACGAGTTACGGGAATGGTGTAGCAATAATGTTGGGTCGGTAGGGAATGATGAGCAACATTGGGACAGCACGATGGCGAGCATCGAGGGGGACGAGGACGAATTCGTCTACGAGGCCTACTAGCAGCAATAGTAGCAATAGTAGCAATAACGCCCTCCAATAGGGGGGCAACCCAACACCCAACACCCCCAACACCCCCACCCCCAACACCCCCAAC